TAGGGTAAGAGCCCGAATCCGGAATATACTTCAGGAATATGTAGTGGAAGGTAAGACCTAATATTTGAAACAATACCTTTGAAGAATCTTTCAGGAATTCTTTTAATGACGTCACGAATCCTACCTCGTGACTTGCAATAGGCGTCATTATGAATTTCTTTAAATCTTAGGATGGGGTCAATATCTTTGGATGTTTTTGGGCTAATGTATGTTTTCAAGTCAGGGAATATTATTTCCTTTTCTTGTTGCATATCAACAAAATTGCCACAAAAGCATCCGATTCGTTTTGAAGTGAAAGTTTTGTTTTCATTCATTACAAATCCCAACTTTTTCATTCTAGCGTAGTAATCACTTACTTTGCTAAAGTGCCATTTGGCGAGCAAATCATCGCCGTAGACACAACAATTAGGATCGCTCCTAGTTGCGAAAAAGTGGAGTAGACATAGTATTGGGAACGATAATCTGAGTCCCATTTGCGTACCTCGCGCAACTGTATATCTACTAATAAGAGTTTCTTCCCCGTTTATAATTTCGATTCTTTCTGAAGTTGGTTCTAAACCTTTCTTCAGTAAATCATGTGATATATCTGACGTAACATGTTCTTCAATATATGAAGCGTCAGTGAGATGTTCTCCAGTTAAGATTATGCTTTTTGGAACGATTCTTGGTGTTTGTAAAACTTCATACTTAACAGTAAGTTTACCAAAATCGTCCCTCTCCCTGATGACCTCAGTTAATTGATCTGAGTATTCCCAGGGTTTAAACATAAATGGAGTGCATTTAAGATGATGAAAATCTCCAGTTCGGTCTGTAGAGGCCTCCCTGTAGATTTCCAGTCCCTCGTCCGTTTCGTAAAGTTTAAGGTTCCCACCTTTATAAACTCTTCCGTCACGAGCGGGGGGAATATCGAAGACAAGATTAGAATTGATCACGTCGTCATAATTATTGTAGAAGTCGTAATAGTACTGCTTCAAACCTTTTGACTGTGGTGTTCTAAGACATCTTTTATATTCCCTCTTTACTTTGCCTTTTACCTCGATGAACCGTTGACCCGTATTGTCAACAGTCATAAGTGCAAAGTCCTTTTCGATACCTTTTATATCGAGTATATCACAAAGCTCCTCTACTACAATCTTAGCATATCTAGGATTGATGTAGTCCGTTGAATCTTCACAGTCTGATTCGAACAGGCTAACGCCATGTGAATCAGGTTGACGATTAAGTCGACGGATAAGATCAGACAGACCAATTAATTTCATTTCTTGGTCAAGCTTCCTTAAGAAAAATCCTTCTCGGATCCCGGGTATTTCTCTTAAGAACTCGTTACATTTATTATGAGCAATGCTCAATATAGATGCGACAAATGCAGAAGTTTTAGTAACTACCCTGAATTTACCTCCCCTCTCGGGAATAACTTCAGGTAATAGTGGTATTTCGGCTGGGTGTTGCAAAGAAGTTTCCAACACACAGTTCCACCATTCGTCACGTGTACATTTATCAAACTTTTCATATTCGTT